AGTCTCATTGTATCAATTAAGCCACGCTCACCTCTTTTAGCATTAGTATAATTGCCTCCACCGCGATATGGAATTTTGCCTCCAAATGAAGTAACAAAGATAATAGTAGGTGATTCAGATTTTTCCATACAAGGAGCAAATAGTTGAGACAAGTACATTGGGCCAGTGACATTTATATCATAAGCTCTTCTAAAGTTTTCTGGAGTCTCATTAATAATATAAGTTGGGCCAGATCCTCCACCAGCATTATTTACTAAAAGATCCAGAGTAGTGTCCTTATATTTATCAAAGAAGGTCTCTATTGCCTTAGAGTCTGTTATATCTAACTGATAAACTTCAACATTTTCAGATATTAACTCAGATACCTTAGATAAATTTCTTGAGACGGCAATTACCTTATATCCGTTTTCAGATAAGCGTTTAACTGTTGCTAATCCTACACCCTTGCTCGCTCCAGTTACAATAGCAGTCTTTTGCATAATATTAATTATCTCTAAATATTTGGCGGTTTAATTTTGCTGGTGTGCCAATTTTTTCTTTGACAAAAGCTGTTGAAAAATATCTAATGTTTTCATCAAGGACGGGGCATGTTCCATGCAATATATCTCCGCCATGTATTATTAAAGATTTAGATTTGGGCTTTACTTTAATATTTAATTCTGGATACTCAATTTCTCCGCCTAGGTAGTTATCATTATAATATAATACTATTCCATATGCTGAATGAATATCTCCATCTTTAGTATGATTATCTCTGTGCGTTGCCATATTTTCATTTTTAGAATATCTATTAAGGCATGCTATATTAGAGATTGCGTATGAATTGGTAAAAAGAGATTCTATTCTTTTATTTATATCTTTAATTATTTGAGGATGATCTGCTGAAAAAAACATTGATTTGCCAAACCAGAATTCTGGTGTAGTATAATCTTCTCTCTCGCAAAACCAATCTTTTTCATCTAATGAATTAATTAGGTTTAGTATATACTGATTCTCATCATTAGTAATAAAATCTTCTATTTCATATATATCGTCATAAATTTTATTTACTATCATGTCTATTCCTGCAACATTGAATTTTGTGAGGATTTTTTTAATTCCATTTCATTATGAATCCAGTGTCCAGGAATCATATATTTTACTCCAGACTTAACTATATGTGCTGTATGAAAGTATGGAGCATATGCTGGAAAAATTATAACACTATTCTCTTTAGGCTTTACCCCAAAATCAATTGCCTTGCTAGAGACAGCAACGGCATAGTCTAAATCGACTGCTGGTGCACCGCTCTTCCAGCCTTCAGTACTTGTCCATCCCCCATCATAGTCTTTTAATTGAAAAGATATTTCTCCGCCCTCACAGTCATCATTTAAATACATAACTAAGGAATATCTTAGGGTTTGATCTCCATCTAATTGATCAAAGTGTGCTCCCATCCCCATTCCAGTATTGTACTTTTTTATATTAAAAGTTGGGAAAAGCCTTGGTTCATCAAAATCACCTAAAGAAGAGGCATAGTCTTTGCATACATTATACATTGTAGTCATGATGGCATCATAGATATACTTACTCTTTTCTGCTACCTCTCCATCAATATTGTTTATGGCATTAGAATCAAACGTTTTTGTTTCTCCATAAATAAAGGTTTTATCGTTAGAAGATGTCCAAGGGTTCCATACATTTACACCTGATTCAGGATACTGCTCAAGGTTGTCTAGCTCTTTCCAGACCTGCTTAAAGTTATCAAAATTTTCAATTGCTTCAGTATAATAATATACTTTTGGATCTAGCAGTTCTTTATTCATTTATTTCTCCCCTTAGTATTTATTCTTTTCATAAAATCCTTTTTCTTTCATAAATCCTACAGTAACATATCTTATGGGTCCTTCTCCTACAAACCTTACTCCATGCTCATATTCTTCATTTCCTGGAAAAATAAGCAACGTTCCTGGTTTTGGTCTTAAGTCTGAATTTTCTTTATTCTTAAAGAATAAAGTTCCATCCTTGTAGTCATCATTAATGTACAGTATAGCAGCATATCTAATAGATGGGTCTGTGTGTTGGTCTGTATGAGCCTTCAACTCAACCTTGGCCTGCATTCTTTGAAGTGTTCCAAATCCAGCAAGTTCTAGTGATGGGTCTGCTATCTCTAGCAGTTTACCTAGTCTGCCCTGAAGAGTTGTGCTTATTGCTTCAGTTGTAATATTTAAGTTTTTGTCTTCCCATCCCTGAGTAATTTCAAACTTTCCTTCTGCAACAAGGTTGTCCACATCATCTCTTCCAAATTTTTCCATACAAAACCTAGCAAGATTTTTTGTATATTCTATCGACCAATCTTCGTTTGGAGTGGTCTTAATTATTTCTAAAATAGTATCTAATTCTTCTGGTTGTAAAAAATCTTTTACAAACAAAACCTGGTCATAAAAAACCTCAGTCTTGTATTCTGCATCATCAAATTCTTTTTTAAGGAATGCTTCCACTTATAAATCCTCAACCTTATATTTATTTCCGTCAGCATCTAACTTCCAGCCTTGTTTTAACAGCTCTTGCCATTCTGCTCTTTCAATTTCTTGCTTAGCTCTAGTATCTTTCATTTCTGCAGCCCAAGCATCTCTTAATTCTTGCGGATAGTCTGACTCTTCTCTATCATCCCAGAATGAACCAATAGTGTATCTTACTCCGCTTTCTATTAAAGATACTTCGTGCATATTATTAAATCCTCCGTCAAAAACAGCAAGCATTCCAACCTTTGGCTCAATTTCTAAATTTTGTCCTGGGAACTTTAAAAGCCCTCCTTTAAAATTATCATTAAGGTACAAGAACCCTGCATAGCGGCTTCTTGTAAATGCTCCTGAATTTCCTTCAGCATCTGTATTGTCAGAGTGAACTCTTGCGTATGCTCCTGGCTCCCATTTTTGTGTATGATATCCAATCTTAGAAATTATTTTTGGATCGAGGTCGTGGACTGAAGCAATTGCTTCTGGCATTGTTTTTTCAATATCTGAAAAAATAGTTGGAGATAGTCCTGCATCAAGTAACTCTTTATCATTATCTTGTGGTAGTATTGAAGAGTATGATTCATAAAATGAAATAGGCATCCAAGAAATTGCTCCATTTTCTGCCTGAGCGTCTAATGCCTCAATCATCTTTTCACAATCTTCCTTGCTTATAAAGTTTTCATATATAACAATATCTTTAGTTAATCTAATTTTATTATTCAAGTTCATCGTATTCTTACTCCATTTTCTATTGTAATTCTTTGAGGGTACTTGTCTCTAAATGCTTTTTCTAATTCTGGCTGCATATTAGCCCAAACTTCTTTTCCAAATTCTTTTTCTTTTGCATACCATTCATCAGTTCCTTTTTGATATTTTTGCCAATACATTCTTGATAAAAATTTATTATTCTTTTGCACAGGCATAACTGCATGCAAATAAGGTTTTCCTTCTTCTGTTAAATAATCTGGGTGCCCTGATGGGAAAACTAAAATATCCCCTGCTTCTGGTTTATATTTTACAAGCTTATCTCCCATTGCAAAGTCAATTTCTCCACCCTCATAGTCATCATTAAAATATATTGTACATGTTATAACAAACTTATAGTCTGGAGCATATCCTTGTTCTCTTATATAGTCTGAATGGTATCTCATTGCAACTTCTTGATCATCATTAGTAATATGATATTTACCTATTGTTCCACCTGTCCATTTCCAGGTTGATACGGGATTGCCGCTTTCATCGATAGACACTTCATTTAAGTCTACATTAATATTATATCTTTTAATATAATCTTCTGTTGCTAAATGAAAATTATCCATCATCTCTATAGCAAAGTTTTTTTGATTCTCTTCAATTTTTGTTGAAGTTTTAATATCTTTTAAATTTCCATATTTGTCTGACATTGCAGACATAAAAAAATTAGGAATTATTGGATTTAAATATTCTCCAAAAAAGGACCATTGGGTCCAGGGGCTAAATAGCCTGTCTTCTGTTTCTGATAAAGAATCTTTTAAAATCTTACAAGATTTTGAAATATCTTTAAAAAGATTTTTATAAACAATAATATGCGGGTATATCTCTATTGACTCCAAGTTATTTTCAGTCATCTTACGGCTGCCTTTCACCTGTATGCTTAGTTATTTCCCAAAAGAAAGGGCACGTAAATCTTAGTCCACTTTTAATTTCAGTTACTCCGTGCACATAGTTTTTATCTCCTGGGAAAAAATAAGCAGCACCCTTTTTAGGTTTAAATTGAACCCCTTGTAATGGGAAATATAATTCCCCGCCTTCATAATCATCATTTAAATAAAATAGACTTGATAGGTCATAGTTTGGGAAATCATTAGGGGTTCCAGCGTCGGGGCCCTCGTGAAGCTCTTTATCAGCGTGTGGTTTTTGAAACTGCCCAGGAAGCCATTTAACAATAGTTGTACCAGTTGGTATAACCTCTACCTTGTAGAACTCTTCAATAATTGGTCGTAGTCTTTGAAATAGCCCAGCAATTACTGGAGATATCTTTGGGTCATTTTTATCTAAAGTTGGCTGCGTTGCGACTCGGTCTTTCCAATAATCTGAGTCGTAGGTAACGGTCCCATTCTCATTTGTATGGCTTTCCGTAACATCCCAAATGGTTAAAGATTTGGCAGCTTTCTCTAAGAAATCTATCTCTTCTTGGGTCATGAAGTTCTCTAGCTCAACAATCATGTCTTTGCTATCCCCAAACCAGCCAGATGGAGTTATAGACGGTGTTCTTTTAACTACTTTGTATAAGTCTTTGTTTTGTTCCATTTTTATATTATATCACCCTTCGTTTTATCTATTACGCCTAATTTTAGGGCCTTTACTTCATGAGATCCAACAGATTCGCCTTTTTCATTTACCGCATCTCTATACCAGTCTGTCCATTTTCCAGACGAATTTATTTCTTGTGCAGCAGACCCATAGGATATGTTTGCATCTGATCTTGTTCTATCATTATCTTGGTATTTAATAATTTCAATATTTGTACCGTTTAAATTTGACAAAGATATAGGAATAATTGTAGCAACTGGAGTTCCAGCTTTGATAACTACTCTCTTGTTTGCTACCTTTGCCTTAATAGCTAAAGGCAAAGGATTGTCATAAAAAGATGTGCTTATTAATGATGACATTGTTTCAAACTCATTACTAAAATAATTTACTGGATTAATAGTAAAAATACTTACATCTTTGTCTGTTCTAAAAACTAAACCCGTATTTAAGCTTATAGAGGATTGACCTCTTCCAGAATATGCTCCCAATGGGCTAAATATTTCAATATGATCTGGGGTTTGATTATTAACTCCATCCCAAATAAACTCAATATCTTCTACACAAGAAAGGCTCCAGCCAATTACGTTTGATTGGGTTACTGGAAAACATCTATAGGCATGGCCTTCTGATGTTACGTCCATCCAATCTCTTTTAATTGACATAGGCTTAATATCAAACAAAGCTAGCTGTGTTTTTTCAACTGAGATATTAAACATTAGTCTGCCTCTGCGCTATACATTTCTGGAGTATGAAACTTTTTACTGTAATCAAGCATCGTTACAATAGAATATTTAGTTCCAGAAGTTACTGGCATAGCTTGATGTGGATACATAAAGTTTGATGGGAAAATAAATAAATCCCCCGCCTCTGCTTTGACTTTTAAGTTCTGTAGTCTAAAGAATAGTTCTCCACCCTCATAGTCATCATTGACATATGAAACTAAAGAAACAGTACAATTATAAGAAAACCCATGATCATGATGTTCCATAAAGTGTTGACCTTGGCCATATTTGATAAAGTTAAAAGCTTCCCAATATTTTAAATTATTAATATTATACATTCTGCAATAATCGTCTACTGCTGGTGATTTTACATCATACAAATCTTGCCAGAGAGACTGAAGGTTCAAGCTGACTTGACTTTTATCATTTTCAATATCTGTCTTCTTAAACTTAAAGTCATTACAATCTCTATAGTCTGGCATTAGTTGTTTGTAACCCACATATGCGGGTTGCCAGCTATATCCAGTGGTATCTCCTTCTGGTTTAAGGTTATCTTCAAGTCTTTTTATTACATCAATTTCTTTTTTAATTACACCCTTGTAAACATATATTCCACTGCCAAGGTCTACCTTTTCTGTCCATGTTTGCATACTATTCTCCCTATTTATATTCTCGTCTTGACCAGACTTTATTTTTATATACCCCGCCATCAGGCTGTCTATAAAACTTCATATTGCTAAACATTTTTTCATAAATTTTAGACTGTTCTAATATTTCTACCTGACTTTCCCAGTTTTCTCTTTTAAATGGCAAAACCTGTAAATATGGAGTGCCTGCTGGTATTGTTCCTTCCCAACCCTCTGCAATAAAAAATGGAAAGCTTCCAAGCAGATGAACCTTATCTGAGTCAACAATCCCTGTTGTATTTAAAAATGGTAAATCAAACCTATTCATTGGTGTCATGAATAGCGCACTATAACCTTCTGGAAGCTCAAGTCCCCAATCTGAACTCCAGGCAAAATGATGTTGATAGAATCCTTTTGGGTGCTCAAACTGTGGCATTGGAGGTCTTTGTGTACAAAAATCTTGATACCTTTTATCTTCAATTTTTACACCAATAACTCCTTGTGTATTTTTAGAAAATACTAAGTCGCAAGGAGTTTTAAAAACATACCCTGTTGAAAATGCATCCATAATTGCTGGACATGCTTTCCATGTAGGAATTTTTCCATAATCATCTGCTGTGCCGTCTTTTGGAAAGGGGCAAGTTTCTTTTGGTGCATTATAATATTCATTGTTAATTGGATTTTTTGCAAATCTGTCTGCATCTTTATACCATTGAGGAATAACATTCTGTGTTGGTGCTGGAACAGAAACACTATCCTTATTTAGCCAAGGTCTGAAAGATCTAAAGATTGCCAACTTGTTCATTAATGGCTCAGCTCGTTTATATCTGTCATAATAACAACACAATATTTAGTTCCTGTTTTCATTGGCAATGACGCATGTTCGTAGATATAGTTTGAAGGAAAAATTGCTATATCTCCAACTTTTGGAGTATGAACAAAGTTATCTAATCTTGGAAACTTAATTTCCCCGCCTTCGTAATCATCATTAATATAGATTACCGCAGAAACGGTACAGTTATAAGCAGGGCCGTGATCAGCATGAATATTAAAGTGAGTTCCTTCACCTTCGTATTTTACAAAGTTAAATGCTTCATAATATGTAACATTTATGCCCCAGTAATGTGCATAATCATCTACACACATTTTTAACTTTTGGTATATCTCTTCGTGAAGATCAATTAAATCTTTATTAGACTCATCTCTTGGTCCAAGATTCTCTTGCTTGTATTTAAAGTCTACACAATCTCTTGCTTTTTTAATAGGAGCATCAGAGTTTGTAACTTTGGCCTCTGACCATTTATATTTTTTGTTTCCTGAAAGATTATGCTCAAGTGTATTAATGTATCTATCTGAATCCTCTTTAGAAAAAACATTGTGATAAATGTTTAGTCCTAGTCCTGGATTACTAATTGAAATATTGCTTTGAGGCATTAATCGTGCAACTCTATCTGAAGCTGTTTCAGACCTATCTTTTGTAAACCAATGATTGTTGTTTTCATTGTAAATATCCATAAGATCCCCATCTTTTAAGGTTATAATTTATTATAGCATAAAAAAGCTATTTAAGACAAAATAAGGTGAGAGCTACCACTTTCCTATTGGACATTTAGCTATTTCAAGGGTGGTTTTTATTTTCATAAAACAGCCACATTTTTTACATTGAGATGTTAGTTTAATTAATTCAGGGCACGTCTTGCAAATGCTAAATCTTTTATCAGAATCTTCTTTTGGTATACGTTTTGTATTTGGATTTAACATGTCTAGTGGGGTTGCACCATTTTTTTCTTTATATTTTTCCCATGCACTTTTTTCTGACAACAACATACTCCTTTTATTTTAAGTATATCATATCTATCAAATAAATACAAAAATTTTTTTACGGGGCTATGTAGTTAGGGTGATTTGGATTTTTTATATGCCATTCAGTTAATAGAGAAGATTGATAAACTGTTTTATTTTTAATCATAAATTTTTCTCCATCAAATTTTGCATGTGGAGACACAACATGATGCCCATATGGATAATCAAGTGCGCTAACAACGGTTGGATTACTTAATAAAATTGAACCAAAGTATTCACTAGTTTGATATATTTCAATTTCATCATTTTCTTTAATAATCTGAAGTGTTTTTCCATCATGTTCTGGGTATTCAAGAGACAGGTCTGATATACCTTTATTTTTTGTAAACAAATCAACGCCGTACGGTGTTACGACAAAATCATACAAGCATTCTTCATCAATAACAAAAACTAATGGAGCACCTTGACTGTTGTCTCTTTCATAAACATATGTAATATTTTCATCTGTAATCATTATTTCTCCTCTTTTGGTATATATATTAGCATGCCCCACCGCTTAAATAGGATTCGCAATCGCTAAAGCTGTAGCACATCCCGTAGTACGCATCGACACCGCTGCAATAGTAATTACCTGCTGGTGGAAAGTATGGGAAGAACGGTGGGAAGAACGGTGGGAAGAATGGTGGAAAGAATGGTGGGAAGAACGGGAAGAACGGGAAGAATGGAAAGAACGGTGGGAAGAATGGCGGGAAGAATGGTGGGAAGAATGGTGGGAAAAACGGGAAGAATGGTGGGAAGAATGGTGGGAAAAACGGGAAGAACGGGAAGAATGGCGGGAAGAATGGTGGGAAGAACGGGAAGAATGGCGGGAAGAATGGTGGGAAGAATGGAGATAAAGTAGTAACTGATCCAGATGCGGCAGAAGCAATACCAGAACCATTAGCATTAGTTGCTATAACTGTATAAGTCTGAGAAGTTCCACCAGTATCAGCAATAACAATTGGAGAGGTAGCCCCTGTACCAGAAGTTCCATCAGAACCATTTACTGTAAAGCCAGTAATAGTGCTACCACCAGTTGCTGGAGCTGAAAAAGCAATTGAGTTTTGATTAACTCCAGCAGTTGGGGTTGGAGCAGACATTGTTGCTGGGACTGTAGTTGCGGTAATAGAACCTGAAGCAGAAGAGGCTACAGACGTTCCTGCAGCATTAGTAGCTGTTGCGGTAAATGTATAGGCTGTGCTAGACTGCAAACCTGCTACTGTAATTGGAGAAGATGCTCCAGTGCCAGTATATCCGCCAGGGGATGAGGTTACAGTAAATGATGTAGCGGCAGGAGATAGTGCAGGCAAAGAAAATGTAACTGTGGCTGCACCATTGTTAAATGCTCTTCCTGTTCCAACATTTGTTGCTGTTACACCAGTAGGAGCCATTGGCTCTAAGAAATCATTTGATGCTTGAGACTTCTTACCTATTTTTTTACCTGATGCCATTTTTATCTCCTAATTTCTTATTGAATTTTGTATTACGCTGTTAGATCGCCAAATACAACCCAAGTATTTGCTGCTCTCTTAAAGAGAGTTGCAGACGACCAAGTTGTACGAAGTTTCAAGCCAGGTGTGGCATTGACTGTAACTGTTCCTGATACTGGGGCAATTGTTACTTGTCCCGCACCAGTTTGTAGAATATCAATAGATGTTCCGATTGGATAGTTTAAAGTAGCATCTACGGGAATTGTTATTGTTACGCCAGAAGCTGAAGAAACTTCAATTAATGAATCTCTTTCAGTAAGTGCTGAAAGCGTATAAGATGCTGTCTTTTGAATAATTGGTGTTCGTGAAGGAACGCCCTCTTTTGCTTGTGTGCCATCTGTAAATACAATTCCTGCTGCAGGAAGAGTAACTGTTCCTGTAAATGTAGGAGAGGCAAGTGGGGCCTTATTTCCAAGCGCTGTTGTAATTGTAGCTGCGTAGTTGGCATCATCGCCAAGTGCTGCTGCAAGTTCATCGAGAGTATTTAAGGCTCCTGGAGCGCCAGTTGTTAATACGGCAAGTTCTTGCTGTACAAAACTTGTTGTAGCAACCTGTGTTGTATTAGTTCCAGTTACTGCTAATGGTGCTGTAGGTGTTCCAGCAAGTGCTGGAGAAGCTAATGGAGCATAAGTTGATGCTGCTGTGGCAGAAGCTAGCTTGGCGTCAAGTTGAGTCTGAATTGCGGAAGTAACTCCATCAAGGTATCCTATTTCAGTATCTGACACATTAGCAACGACTGCTTGCTTATTATTTAATTGTGTTTGAATGCCTGAAGTAACTCCATCAAGGTAGCCAATTTCAACATCTGATACGTTAGCAACTACTGCTTGCTTTCCAGATAGTTGAGTTTGAATAGATGAAGTTACTCCATCTAAATATCCAATTTCAGTATCTGACACATTAGCAACGACTGCTTGCTTAGCGTCTAGTTGAGTTTGAATAGCTGAAGTAACTCCGTCTACATAGTTAAGTTCTGTTACGCTAAGAGTAGCACCGTCAAGAATATTTAATTCTGCAGCGGTAGAAGTAATTCCAGCTAATGTATTAATTTCAGCTGAAGTTGCAGTAACTCCAGCAAGTTTATTTAACTCTGCTGTGGTAGCTGTAACACCATCAAGAATATTTAATTCTGCAGCAGTAGATGTAACGCCATCAAGAATATTTAGCTCTGCAGTGGATGAAGTAATTCCATCAAGTACGTTTAATTCTGCAGCTGTTGATGTAACACCGTCAAGAATATTTAACTCTGCAGTTGAAGAGGTTACACCATCTAGAATATTTAATTCTGCAGTACTTAGGGTTGCTCCGTCAAGAATATTTAATTCTGTAGAAGTTGCTCCAAGAGCCGCGTCTTCATTTATTTTTGGGGAAGTTAATGTTTTACCTGTAAGTGTTTCTAGTCCTGAAAGTGTTACTAAATCAGCATCAGATACTGCTGTGTTTAATTGAGCGAGAGTAGTAACCAATGTATTTGCATTTAAATTAATTGATTTATTTGATAAAGTTTGTGTATTGTCTGCTAAAACAATTGTTCCTGTAGCATCTGGAAGTGAAACGCTTCTATCTGCTGTTGGTTCAACAGTAGTTAATGTTGTTTCAAAAGCATCTGCGGTTGCGCCTTCAAAAATTACTTGATTATTTACATTTACTGCTGTGCTATTTATAATAGTAGTTGTTCCATTAACTGTTAAATCTCCAGAAAGAGTCATGCTTGTTCCAGAAACTGCTCCTGTAAATGTTGCTCCAGATAATGAAGCTTTATTATCAATCTGTGTTTGAATTGCTGATGTTACGCCATCTAAATATCCAATTTCAGTGTCTGAAACATTTGTCACTCTAGCTTGAATTGTAGTTGTATTTACAGAAATAGCACCAGTTGCATCGTCATACGACAATCCTGTACCTACTGCTTCTCCAACTGCATCTTGTGCTCTTTCAGTTGTATAATATAGATTTGTTCCTTCTGATAAATCTGATGTTGAATGAGTACTAAATTGATCTGCTACTACAAAATCAATTGTTCCGTCTGAATCTTCATATGTTACGGTAATGCCAGTTTCAGTATTTCCTGAAAGCATTGCTCCAATAACATCTTGTACTTTTTCGTTTCCGACCAATTCTTTCCAGTTTGCATCTGTTGATGCGCCTGTTGTTTGAAGAATGTATGAAGCGCCTGAATCGGCTTGAATAGCAATATCGCCAACTTCTGCAGTTAATGCAAGTCTGGCGGCTTGATTAGCAACTGAAGATACAGTAACTTTAGCTAAAGGGGGAAGCTGTGCTGTTGGAACAAATCCGTTTGAATCCAGAGAGGCTATACCAGAAGCTACACCCTTTTGAGAAAGAGGAATATAATCTGTTAAAGAATCTGCTAAAGCATAACCAAGTGCATTCCATGCAGTTGAACCGTCACCAAATTTAAAGTTACCAGTGTCTGTTTCTAAACCAATTTCGCCTGCTGCTAAAGTTGGATTTACTGAATACCAAGAGCCTGCTCCTGTTGAAACGCCTCTTCTTACTTGAATTCTTACTGTTGACATTTTATTACCCCTTTTACTTCTGTATTTGCTATTATAGCATTTATTTCATTAAAACTAACTAAGTACTCCTGAGTCAAAAACTAAATCAAATGACTCGGTTGCAACTAATCCTCCAACCACAAACTTGCTATCTCCAGATATTGTTACTCCGTTGCCCTGAATTATATAAGTAGGCTGACCATTATAATCAATAGATAATCCAATATCCATAAAGGATAACTGTTCTGTTAAATCTGGAATATCTGCTGTAAATGCTATAGGAGACCAAGTTCCATTTAGCTGTATTTGTAGTTTATTTGTTGCTGTATCAAATCTAAGGGGTGTTTCGCCTAAAACAACACTAGACCCAAATGTGGCAGTTCCTGCTACATTGAGTCCATTCTTTACTTTAAAACTTTTATCTGTTGTAGACATTTAAGTTCACATATCCCCTAATTGTTTTGGGGTTTTGAAAGGACCCCTTACCTTTTATTTAATTATTTAATTAATGTTCCAACAACAATAACTTCTGTGTTATTGTTTGCTGGGGTTACTCTAATTCTTACATCTGATCCAGAATAATCTGCTGTTACTGCTGCTAATTCTGTTCCGTTTGAATATGTAATTCCATATTCAGATACTGCTACGTTATTAGCAGTGTCAAGCGTAACTACTAGGTCTGATACCTGAGTATGTACACCATTTTTTACTTTAACTACAAACTTAGCGCTTCTGTAGTCTACAGCTGTCCATGAAATAGCTGTTGTTGCTTCTGCTGTTACAATGTTTCCAGTTGTTGCGGCAACTTGCTTGGCAACAGAGTTATAATTTATTGCTGTAAATGATGTAGTTCCGTTTTGCTGTGCTGTATTAGCTGTTGCTGCTGTAGATTCTGCTGCTGACTGGGCTGCGTTAGCCTTTGAAGTAGCGTCTGCGGCTGCTGTGGCCTCTGCTGCTGACTGAGCAGCATCTGCTTCTGCCTTAGCAAAAGCTGTGGTTGCAATCTGAGTTGTATTTGTATTTGCTGCTGCAGTTGGTGCAGTAGGTGTTCCAGTTAAGTCTGGAGAAGCAAGCGGAGCCTTGAGACCAAGGTCTGTTGTAAGATTTGCAACCTTAGACTGAGCAATTGCTGCTGATGCATTAATATCTATATCTACAATTGTTCCATCTGCAATTTTAGCAGATGTAATTGCTGAATCAGCAATGTCTGCTGTTGCAATTGTTCCATCTAAAATCATTCCTGAAGTAACGGTTGCTGAAGGTAGTGTTACTATACCTGTAAATGTTGGAGAATCAATAGGAGCCTTTAGGCCAATTGAGTTTGTAATTGTTGTAGTAAAACTAGCATCATCATTAATTGCTGCTGCTAATTCATTTAATGTATTAAGAAGTGCTGGCGCACCGTCTACAAGTGCTGCTACTGCTGCGTCTGCGTATGCTGTTGTAGCAATTTGTGTATTATTGGTTCCTGCTGTTGCTGTTGGAGCCAAAGGTGTGCCAGTTAATGTTGGAGAAGCAAGCGGAGCCTTGAGATCTAATGCTGTTTGAGTTGCAGTAGATACTGGCTTGTTTGCATCTGAAGTGTTGTCTACGTTTCCAAGACCAACATCTGACTTTGTAATTCCAGTAGGTGTATTAATTACTGGAGAAGTAAGAGTCTTGTTAGTAAGTGTCTGTGTATTAGTTGTTCCAACTACCGCACCAGTTGCACCGTGTGCTTCTGTAAGATTTGCGTGTGTAGTAACATCTGAAGTAAGTGCTACTGTGCCAGTTGCATCTGGAAGTGTAATCGTACGGTCTGCTGTAGGGTCAGTTGCGGCAAGAGTGGTTTCAAAACCGTCTGCTGTTGCGCCTTCAAAAGTAATTTCTGTTTGGAAAACACCAACAGCTGCTGGATCTGCCCACTGAACTCCGTATGTAGCACCTGATGCTGCTGTAAGAACTTGACCATTTGTGCCAACGCCTAAACGAGCTACTGCATCATCTGCACTACCTACAATTAAATCACCCTTAGCGTCAACGACGCCTGCTGTTACTACATTTTTTCCGTTTAC